CAATTGATCTACAAAGGAAAAGTTGAACTCTAGAGGACAATCCAGACACCCTGAGAAAGGGGAACTTTAAAGTACCAAAGATGTGACTAGAATCACAATAAAGTAAAAATATTTTAGAAAAGACTTGACAAATAGACAAACATAGTGTATAATATTCTTCATAGGAAATAATTGTGTTTACTAAGAAGCCTGACCCCACTTCTTAGACAGACTGAGATGTACACCCTAGTAGGGGAACATAGAAGTTAAATACACTATTAAAGATAATTGTTATAAGTATATTAATATAAATAACTAATATAAGTATCTTATAATATTTATGTCTATATAACATTTATGTTAATGTCTTAGGTACTTTATAGTACTACACTTAAAAGTCTCCCTATAAAGGACAAAGACGAGATGACTAAACCAACAGGTAATAAAGTAGGTCGTACCTCAAAGAGAGAGCTTAAGGCTATCACTGAGAATCGTAGTGTCGGAAGACCTAAGGGTGATGCTGCAATTATCAATGAATATAAACTTAGGATGCTTAACTCTCCTAAGAGTGCTAAGGTTCTAGAAGCTATTTATGATGCAGCTCTTAATGATGAACATAAGAATCAAGCTGCAGCATGGAAGTTAATTGTCGATAGGATTGTACCTGTCAGTGTCTTTGAGGCACAGAAGGCTGGTAATAACACACCAACAGTGTCTATCAATATAACAGGTTTAACATCTACAACTGTGTCTACCAATGATGAGGATATAGTTGATGTCTGAACTTAACTTCCAACTGCTTAAGTGGCAGCAGAGTGTCTTTAAAGATACTACACGCTTTAAAGTGGTAGCTGCAGGTCGAAGGTGTGGTAAGTCTCGTCTATCAGCTGTATCGCTGTTAATTGAGGCTTTGAATTGTCCAGATGGGTCAGCTGTGATGTACATAGCACCTACCTTAGGACAAGCTAGAACGATTATGTGGGACTTACTGCATGAGCTAGGTAGACCTGTGATCAAGTCTAGCCATGTGAATAACTTAGAGATTACTCTTATCAATGGTAAGAAGATACTAGTACGTGGAGCTGATAACCCAGATAGTCTTCGAGGTGTGTCGTTAGTCTACGTAGTGATGGACGAATGTGCCTTTATTAAAGAAGATGTATGGCAGAAGATCATTCGAGCTTCACTGTCAGATAAGAAGGGTAGAGCACTGTTCATCAGTACACCTTCAGGACGTAACTGGTTCTACGATACGTTTAACTTAGGACAGGATGACACTGATGAGGAGTGGAAGTCATGGCACTTCACCACTCAAGACAATGAGACTATTGATCCTAAGGAGATTGAGGCTGCAAAGCGTACATTGAGTTCCTTTGCATTTAAGCAGGAATACTTGTCTAGCTTCGATACAGCAGGAGCTGATGTCTTCAAAGAGGAATGGTTTAAGTTAGCTGAAGAACCTGCATACGGTAGTTACATTGTAGCGATTGACTTAGCAGGTTTTGAAGAGGTTGGTAAGAATGCTGGAGCTTCTAAGAAGAGATTGGATGAGACAGCTATTGCAGTTGTTAAGTTAGAAGATAACGGTAACTGGTGGGTACATAAGATACAGCACGGTAGGTGGGACATCAGAGAGACAGCTGTTAACATCTTGAAGGTGATTAGAGACTATCAACCTACAAGCATAGGTATTGAGAGGGGAGCATTAAAGAATGCTGTACTGCCATACCTGAATGACTTGATGAGGAAGAATAACATCTATGCTCACATACAGGACTTAACTCACGGTAACAAGAAAAAAACTGATAGGGTTGTCTGGAGCTTACAAGGTAGGATGGAACATGGAAGGATTACCTTCAATGACCAAGAGGACTGGAGTGAGTTTAGAGATCAGTTAGTTATGTTCCCAACAGCAGGTGTACATGATGACTTGGTAGATGCTTTGAGCTACATTGATCAACTGGCTATAGCTAACTACAACCAAGACTACGAAGAAGATGAGTATGAGGTCTTAGACCCTATCTCAGGTTACTAAACAAGGATTAACAAGATGGCTAAAACAGGACTCTATGCGAACATCCAAGCTAAACGTAAGCGTATAGCTGCAGGTTCAGGTGAGAAGATGAACAAGGTAGGCTCTAAAGCTGCTCCTTCTAAGATGGACTTCATTGAGGCTGCTAAGACAGCCAAGAAGAAACCTACAAAGGGTAAGTAACACTATGAAAGATTCTAGACTTGAAAGAGCTGGTGTCAGTGGTTATAACAAACCTAAGCGTACACCTAATCATCCAACTAAGAGTCACGTAGTAGTGGCTAAAGAGGGTGATCAAGTTAAGACTATCAGGTTTGGACAGCAGGGTGTCTCAGGCTCTCCTGAAGGTTCAGCTCGTAACGATTCCTTTAAAGCTCGTCATGCTAAGAATATTGCCAAAGGTAAGATGTCAGCGGCCTTTTGGGCCAACAAAGTTAAATGGTAACAAATAAAGGTACGAATATGGAAGAGAACCATATGGATAAGTTTGAAGAACCTACTGAGAATGAGAAGGAACTCACCTCATGGGTTAATCAACACATTACTCGCTGGCGTGATCACCGTGACGCTAACTACATGGACTTGTGGTTGGAATACGAACGTATCTTCCGTGGTATCTGGGCTGCTGAGGATAAGGGGCGTGAGAGTGAGCGTAGTCGTATCATCTCTCCAGCTACTCAGCAAGCTATTGAGACTCGTCACGCTGAAATCATGGAGGCAATCTTTGGTCAAGGTGAATTCTTTGACATCACAGATGATGTGAAGGATGTAGATGGTAATCCTTTGGATGTTGAACAGATCAAGGTTCAACTGCATGAGGACTTCAAGCGAGACAAGATTAAGAAAGCTATTGACCAGATTGAGTTGATGGCTGAGATATATGGTACAGGTATTGGTGAGATCATTGTCAAGACTGAGAAGGAGTACATCCCAGCTACTCAAGCGATCCCCGGTATTGCTAATGCAGCTGCCATTGGAGTTCAAGAGAAAGATAGAGTTGCGGTCAAGATTAAACCAGTTAACCCTAAGAATTTCCTTATTGATCCTAATGCTGATTCCATTGACGATGCTCTGGGCGTTGCTATCGAGAAGTATGTATCCGTTCACAAGATTGTGGATGGCATTGAGCGAGGGATTTATAAGAAGGTCGACATCACCCTTACAGCGGAGGATGAAGACTTGGAAGTAACCCAAGACTTGAAGACCTATCAAGATGATAAGGTACGTCTGGTTACATATTATGGTTTAGTTCCCCGTGAGTACTTGGATGAGGAAGAATCTGAAGAGTATGCTGAGTTGTTCCCTGAAGGTTCAGTAGGTGATGAATACTGTAACCTTGTAGAGGCTATCGTTGTTATTGCCAACGGTGATCTACTGTTGAAGGCTGAGGCTAATCCTTACATGATGAAGGATCGTCCAGTTGTAGCCTACCAAGACGATACAGTTCCCGGACGTTTCTGGGGTCGTGGTACAGCTGAGAAGGCCTACAATATGCAGAAGGCTATTGATGGTCAGCTACGTGCTCACATGGACTCACTGGCATTGACTACAGCACCTATGATTGCAATGGATGCTACTCGTCTGCCTCGTGGTGCTAAGTTTGAGATTAAGCCCGGTAAGGCTATCTTGACTAATGGCTCACCTTCTGAGATCTTGTATCCGTTCAAGTTCGGTCAGACTGATGGCAATGCAGCTGCAGCAGCGCAGAACTTTGAGCGTATGCTATTGCAAGCTACAGGCACAGTGGACAGCGCAGGTATGCCCTCTAACGTACCTCGTGATGCAGGTGCTGGTGGTATGTCTATGGCTATGGCAGGTATCATCAAGAAGTACAAGCGTACCTTGAGTAACTTCCAAGAAGACTTCATGATCCCGTTCATTAACAAAGCTGCCTTCCGCTATATGCAGTTTGACAGTGAGCGTTATCCATCAGTTGACATGACATTCGTACCTACAGCTACTTTGGGTATCTTGGCACGAGAGTTTGAACAACAGCAGATGATTGGACTCTTGCAGACACTTGGCCCTAATACGCCAGTACTGCCATTGATCTTGAAAGGTATCTTGCAGAACAGTTCCTTGTCTAATCGAGGTGCTTTGATGCAAGCTTTGGATCAGATGTCACAGCCTAACCCACAAGCTCAAGAGGCTGCACAACAGCAACAGATGGCTCAGATGCAACTTGCACAGGCTCAAGTGGCAGATCTCCAGTCTAAGGCTCAGAAACAAGCTGCTGAGGCTCAAAAGACCATGATTGAGGCTCAGATGATCCCTGAAGAACATCGAGTTAAGGTCGTACAAGCTGCTGCAACTAACCTTGACAACGGTGATGACTTTGAGAAGCGTCTGAAACTGGCTGACATGATGCTAAAAGAGAAGCAAGTTAACCTGAAAGCTGCAGATATTGCCTCAAATGAGCGTATTGCAAGCCTTCAGATGATGACTAAGCAAAGAAAACAATAAAAAAGCTTGACAAAGTGTTGTTTTTATGCTACAATAACACTATTGTTTAAGTATTTAATGGAGGGATAAGCCAAATGGCCCCTGATTTAGCAAAATATTACGAAGAAACCTTTAATACGATGAGTACTAAGGGTTGGGACTTCTTAATTGAAGACTTTGAAGAGATTAAGGCTAGTTTAAACGACTTATCTACTGTCACGGACACACAAACACTTTATTTCCGTAAAGGACAGCTAGATATTCTTGAATTAGTTTTAGGGCGTAAGGCTGTGTGTGAGAAGGTGTACGAGGAATTACAGGATCAGCAAGGAGACTTGCGTTGAAAAGACTCTATGATTTCAAATGCCCTAACGATCACATAACTGAATCGCTAGTTGATAGTGATCATACGACTGCTAAATGCAAAGTATGTAGTAAGGACGCTATCAGGCTCATTTCAGCACCTAGTATTGGTTTAGACGCTATATCTGGCGACTTTCCCGGTGCTACAGCTAAGTGGGCTGCTGTGAGAGCTGACAGGCTCAAGCAGGAACAAAAGAGAGGATCTGAATAACTATTCAGGCAACCCAATTCTATTTTACAAATATCCTGTAATCCCATCGTGGACAGGGAAAGGTTAGGTATGGCTTTAATTGATAATGAGGAACTAAGTTCTAATCAAGGTAGTGAGATCGAGGCTGAAGACTTTAAGCTGGAACAACAAGCCCAGCAAGCTCAACAGACTGAGACTAGCAATGAAGTTGAGATCCCTGAGAAGTATAAAGGGAAGAATCTTGAAGACATTGTTAAGATGCACCAAGAGGCTGAAAAGCTTATCGGTCGTCAAGCTCAGGAGGTGGGTGAAGTACGAAGACTCGCTGACGAACTACTTAAACAGAGTTTAGCTCAAAAGCAACAACAAGTACAACCAAAAGAAGAGACACCAGAGATAGATTTCTTTGAAGATCCTCAGAAACATCTCAACAATGCAGTAGCTAATCATCCAGATGTGTTAGCAGCCAAACAAGCAGCGTTACAGCTCAAGCAGATTCAGACACAGGCAATGCTCAACAAGAAGCATCCTGACTTTGCAGATATTGTACGTGATGGTGAGTTTATTGAGTGGGTTAAATCCTCCCCAATGCGACTTAACATTTATGCTATGGCTGATGCCAACTACGATTTTAATGCTGCTGATGAGTTGATTACAACTTTCAAACAGATCCGAACATCTAAGACACAACAAACTACTGACGCAGGTAAAGCTGTTAGACAACAGAATCTGAAAGCAGCTAGTGTTGATGTGGGAGGAACTGGAGAATCATCTAAGAAAGTATATCGTCGTACCGACCTTATCCGGCTACGAATGCAAGACCCAGACCGATACGAAGCACTACAGCCTGAGATTATGGCAGCTTACGCAGAGGGACGAGTCAAATAAACACATTAATTTAATCATCAGGAGATTTATAAAATGGCTTTAGGTACAAATCACGTAACGACCACAACTGCAGCAACGTTCATTCCAGAAGTATGGAGTGATGAGATTGTTGCAGCCTATAAGAAGAGCTTGGTTGCAGCTAACCTAGTTAAGAAGATGTCTTTCAAGGGCAAGAAAGGTGACACAGTTCACATTCCAGTCCCTGCACGTGGCACAGCTTCAGCTAAGGCAGCTTCTACACAAGTGACATTGATTGCAGCCACTGAGACTGAAGTTCAAGTGTCTATCAACAAGCACTACGAGTACTCACGTTTGATCGAGGACATCGTTGAAGCTCAAGCATTGTCTAGCTTGCGTTCATTCTACACAGATGATGCAGGTTACGCTTTGGGTAAGCAAGTTGATACTGACTTGATCACTTTGGGTCAACAGTTCAACGTTTCAACAGCTGGTGACGGTAACTACCGCTACGCTGGTGCTTTCATCGGTGGTGACGGCTCTACAGCTTTTGACTACACAGCTAACACCAATGCTGGTAATGCCTCAGCTTTGACAGCTGCTGGTATTCGTCGTACAATTCAGCGTCTTGATGACAGCGATGTTCCTATGGACAATCGTTTCTTCTTGATTCCTCCTTCTGTACGTAACACTATCTTGGGTTTGTCTGAGTTCACAACCTTCAACAGCGTTGGTGAGGCAGGTACAGCTAACAGCATCCGTAACGGTATGATTGGTGACATCTACGGTGTTCCAGTCTATGTTACATCCAATGCTGGCTACGCTAACAGTGCAGCTAACGGTTCCGGTACTAACATTGGTCGTGTGTGCTTGATGGCTCACAAAGACTCTATGGTGTTGGTGGAGCAAGTTGGTGTTCGTTCACAGACTCAGTACAAACAAGAGTACCTCGGTACATTGTTCACAGCTGATACTTTGTACGGTTGCGCTGAGTTGCGTAACTACGGTGGCGTTGCCCTCGTCGTTCCAGCTTAATAGCTAAATAGGTTCCCTCTCACAAGGAGGGAGCCTTTTTAATGTATCAAAGGTGGTACATCAGAAAGGTAACAATATCATGGCAAAATTTAAGTGCATTCAATCTGGTAACACAGTGGAGTTCTTCCAAGAGCATGAGATTCTTGAGATGCGTAAGCATGGTGGCTACACTGAGGTACAAGAGGTAGTAACGCCAACAACTGTAAAGTCAACTAAAAAGGTAGCTAAAGATGAGATCAGTATCGGTGGGGAATCTGCTGACAGCAGCAACTAAGACAACAGTTTATACGGTTCCCACTGGTTACTATGCTAAGTGGAATCTTTGTTACGTGGTTAACACAACTGGTAACAATAAAGCTATTGATGCAATTTGGTACGATGCTAGTACAGCTACTGAAATTCACATTCTAGATGGCTATGTCTTAAGTCCAACACAGTTCATTAAGTTTGATGGTGGTGCTTACGTTGTACTTGAAGAGGGTGATCAGGTACGTATGGAATCTGAAACTGGCTCGACAATGAACACTGTCAATACATTTGAACTATATAGAAAAGGCGAGTAACAATCATGGCAACTCCTCAAGCATTAACACCTGAACAAATTGCCCAGATTGTAGCAGCTGGTCGTGGTAACACTGTCAATATTGATGGTCTTTTTTACGGTGGTAACTGGGCTGATCAAGGCTCAGGTGAGTCAATGCAAGAAGGCCCACTTCAAAACATTACAGCTTCCACTGGTAAAGGCGCAGGTAATCCTTACTACGAATACAACCCTACAGGTGCTTTTACACGAGAAGGTGTAGAACAAAAGGTTGATAGTGGTTTTGGTGAGTTCTTGTTAGGTGCTGGAGCTTTGTTTGCTCTTCCCGGTGCTTTGAATGGTTCCTTGTTTGGTGGTGCAGGTGCAAGTGGTCTAACAGCTTCAGAGTTAGCTGCAGCGGATATGGCTTTAGGAGGTGTTGGAGGCACAGCAGGTGCTGAAGCTCTTGCCTCTGCAGCAGCCGCTGGAGGTACAACCTTAACAGCTTCTCAGTTAGCTAATCTAGCTAAGGCTGGTATCAACGTAGCGGGGTTGATAGGTGCTACTAATGCTGTATCAAACATGGGTGGTAACACTTCAACTGCAGCTCCTATTACTTATTCAGGTGGTGGTGCAGGTGGTTACTCTCCTGAGTACTTTAGTAAGGTTCAGAGCACATACAATCAATTGATGCCTAACGTACCTCGTGACGTTGCAAGTCCTTTGCAGCAGTGGTACTCAACTGAGTTCAATCCCGGAGCTTCTGTCACAGGTAGTTTGTTTGGTGACATGACAGGTGGAACTACAACTAGACCTACAACACTTAAGCCTGTAACTCCTCCGGTAGTTAAGCCTCCTATTACTACTGTACCTACCACAACCGTACCTACAACGACTGTACCAACTACTACTACACCTGACACAGTTGTCAATCCCGGATCGGCTGGTTATCAGTACGCTACACAGAATCTAGGTTTAACACCTGCACAGTACTTAAACAATATTAATCAGTGGATTATTGACAATCCTAGAGCTACTAAAGAGCAGATTGATGCAGTTATGTCTCAGGCTGGTGTTAGTGATACTGACTTGCAAGAAGCTCTTAGAACTACAACATTCTCAGATGCTACTAAGTACGCTTTGACACATGGCGGTAGTTTACAAGAATTAGGTACTAACATTATAGATTGGGTTAATGCTAATCCTACAGCTACTAATGAGCAGATTCAAGCTGAACAAGCTAAGTATGGTATTTCAGATCAAGATATTGCCAATGCGATGTATGGTTTGAACTCATCAGCTGCTAAAGAGTATGCTGTAGTACATGACATGGGATTAAATCAGTACTATCAGAATATTGCAGATGCTGCAAAGTCAGGAATAACAGTAGATCAAGCAGTAGAGCAAATGAAACAATACGGTGTAAGCCCTGCGGATGTTAAACAAGCATATAGTATGTTTGCTCCTGCTGGTGGTCTAACATTAGATGAAGTCTTGGCAGCTTACAACAAATAAATACTTGGAGTATAAATGACTACGATCATTACAAAGAATAGCAGTACATCATCAGCTGTACCTGCATCAGGAGATCTAACTAAGGGTGAGTTAGCTATTAACGTCACCGATAAGAAGCTGTACACTAAAGACAATTCAGGTACAGTTGTTAAAGTTGTAGGCTCTCTTGGTAATCAAGAAGCTTCAGCAGCTGCCATCACAGGTGGTACAGCAGCTGGAGTGGCTATCACTGGTGGTACTATTAACAATACCCCCATTGGTGGCACTACAGCAGCAGCTGTGACAGGTACTGTAGTTACAGCTACAACTAACTTTGCAGGTGCTCTGACAGGTGCTGTGACTGGTAACGTAACTGGTAACTTGACAGGTAATGTCACAGGTAACGTTACAGGTAACGTCACAGGTAATGTAACAGCCTCTACAGGTACATCTACGTTTAACAATGTAACCATTAACGGTACATTGGACATGGATGCAGCCTCTTCAGCTACCATTACTAACCTACCTAACCCAACTAACTCAGGTGATGCAGCTAACAAAGCTTATGTAGATGCACAAGTTGCAGCTGTGGTTGATGGTGCTCCAGCAGCATTGGATACCTTGAATGAGCTTGCAGCAGCCTTGAATGATGATGCTTCATTCTCTACCACTGTAACTAACGCTATTGCAGCTAAGTTAGCTTTGTCTGGTGGTACGATGACAGGTAATATTGCAATGGGTACTAACAAGGTTACAGGCCTTGGTACTCCATCGTCAAGCACAGATGCTGCCACTAAAGGTTACGTAGATACTGTCGGTGATGCTAAGTTAGCCTTGGCAGGTGGAACTATGACAGGTAACATTGTCATGGCTTCTAACAAGGTTACAAGTACAGCTACCCCAAGTGCTGATGCTGACCTGACAACTAAGGTATATGTTGACTCTATCCTCGGTAGTGCTACATCAGCAGCTACATCAGCTTCAGCAGCTGCAACATCAGCGACCAATGCAAGTAACTCAGCCTCAGCAGCTTCATCATCGGCCTCTGCAGCGAGTGCCTCAGCTAGTGCTGCAGCAGCGTCCTATGATTCCTTCGATGATCGCTACTTAGGCTCTAAGACATCAGCTCCATCTGTTGATAATGATGGTAATACCTTACTTACAGGTGCTCTCTATTGGAACTCCACAGGTAGTCAGTTGTATGTGTGGAGTGGTAGTGCATGGACTCAAGCAGCTTTCACAGCAGGTAGTTTCCTCTCGACAGGGGACATTGGAACCACCGTACAAGCCTATGATGCTGACCTGACTACATGGGGAGCTAAGGCTGCTCCTAGTGGCACTGTCGTAGGAACGACAGACTCTCAAACCCTGACAAACAAAACATTTACAGGTTACACAGAAACTGTTTATGCTTTGTCTGGTACTGCAATTGACCCTGCTAACGGCACAATCCAGACTAAGACATTAAGTGGTAACACTACTTTTACAGAATCATTGGCTGATGGACAATCTGTTGTCTTGATGGTTAACCCATCTACCTACTCTGTAACATGGCCTACCATGACATGGATTAATACAACTGGTTCAGGTTCTGCACCTACACTTGAGGCATCATCTATGAATGTAGTTGTTATGTGGCAAGCTGGTAGTACTGTTTATGGCAATTGGGCAGGGAGTGCTTAATGTTTCTGGCTAACAAGTTAAACAAGGGCGGTAGTCTTTCATCGCCTGACGCACAATTTAACTACGTCACCATGCTTTTACATGGTGATGGGACTAATGGCGCACAGAACAATACATTCTTAGATAGCAGTACAAACAACTTCACCATTACCCGCAACGGCAATACAACCCAAGGTTCTTTCTCGCCTTATGGGTCTAATTGGTCTAATTACTTTAATGGTGACCCTACTCGATTGTCTTTAGCAACTGCAACTGCTTTAGGTACAGGAAATGTAACAGTTGAATTTTGGTTTAATACGCCAGACACATCGGCAACATATTACGCACTTTATGATGGGCGTTCTGCTGCTAATACAAATACAGGTTTTGGTATTTTTCAATATGGTCAAACGATTGAAATTTATGGCAATGGTTTAAAAGTATCAAGTGCAGCAAGTGCTTTTACGGCAAACACTTGGATTCATTTTGCAGTTGTTAGAACATCAGGAACTTGTCAAATTTACATCAATGGTGTTGCCTCTGGTTCATCAGCAAGCTACTCCGACGATTTCACATCAACAACAAGAAGCATTGGTAGAAATTCAACTGCTGGAAATTTTTACACGGGATACATCTCAAACTTGCGTGAAGTTACAAGTGCTTTGTATAGCGGTACTTTTACGCCAAGCACAACACCATTAACTGCGGTATCTGGCACAACTCTTTTAACTTGCCAGAGCAATCGATTCATTGACAACAGCACAAATGCCTACGCAATTACAGTCACAGGAACACCAAGCGTCCAACGCTTCAACCCATTTGGTGCTTCTACCGCCTATTCCACAAGCGTGATTGGTGGGTCAGGGTACTTTGATGGTAGTGATTATTTGACTGGCCCAACAAATAACGCAGCTTTTCAGTTTGGAACTGGAGACTTTACAATTGAAATGTGGGTTTACACGGCAAATTTGTCAGCATATCAAACATTGTTGGAAATCCGTAGTGCAGATTCATTATCTCCGTATGGTTTGTTTATTGATAATACTGGTAAACCTTATTTATACGATGCAAGTGGTATTCAAGCATCATCTATTGGTGTAACAGCAAACGCATGGACTCATCTTGCATTTGTTCGAACTTCTGGAACTTTTAAGATTTTTGTAAATGGAACTTCTGGTTATAGTGCATCAAATACAAACTCTGAAGACGCTAATGGCTTGTTAAAAATTGGTGATAATTTTAGTAGTGGCGCATTTTATTTAGGGTACTTATCTAATTATCGTATTGTTAAAGGAACTGCTGTTTACACAAGCAACTTTACACCTCCAACTTCTCCATTAACTGCGATAAGCGGAACATCATTGTTGTTAAACTTTACCAATGGTGCAATCTTTGACAACGCCATGATGAACGACTTAGAAACTGTGGGCAATGCACAGATTTCTACAAGCGTGGTGAAGTATGGAACGGGGTCTATGTCGTTTGATGGCACAGGCGATTGGTTACTGACACAAAATAATTTAACTATTGGATTTGGAACAGGGGACTTTACTGTTGAGTTCTGGATTAACCCAACTAATTGGTCAAATACCTATGCAGGTGTAATTGGTGGACAAAATACTAATTCTTTATGGATTGGTAAAAACACTAGCAATTTTGTATTAAGAGCGTCTAACAATACGGATTTAGTTTCCTATGGGACTATGCCAACAACAGGAACGTGGACGCATATTGCAATAACCAGAAGTGGTACAACTGCAAGAATGTTTTATGACGGCACACAAGTAGCAAGCGCAACAACAGGACACAATTTTGTTAATGCTGCTTTTTATATTGGTCAAGATGGTGGCGGCAATGCTTTTACAGGATACCTAGACGACATGAGAATCACCAAAGGCTATGCCCGATACACCGCCAACTTCACACCGCCAACTGCGGCATTTAAAGATACAGGCCCAACCTAAAGGACAATCATGCAAATTGCAATCTTAACTAACCCAATTACAGTTGGCGATTATCGTGAACTGTTTAGCAACACATCGTTTCCTCCAAGTGGCCCAAGCGATGAATTCTTGACTGCTAACAATGCCAAGAAAGTAAACGCTTTCAAAGCCCATGACAGACTGACACAGAAGTTGGTTTCATGTAATGCTTATGACGATGGTGAGTTTGTTTCTATCGTTCAAGTGGAAAGCCTGAGTGCTGATGAAATCCAAGCTGCCAAAGATTCTGCAATGGCTCAGATTCGTGGTCAGCGTAACCAGTTACTCAAAGAATGTGACTGGACTCAGATTGCTGACTGCACTATTCCTAAGAAGTCTGAGTGGGCAACATATCGTCAGACTTTGCGTGACTTGCCAAGCACGATTACAGAGCCTCGTACCTTTACAGATTGGCCTCATAACCCTGATTGGGTTGAGCCTACTATCTGAGGTGAATGATAATGGTTGTAAAAGAAGAAGTTACTCACGAGCATATCTATAACAGACTCATAGCTGTTGAAGAGAAGGTAGATAGGCTAGACAAGAACACTCAAGAGGTGGTTAAGGCTTTCAATGCAGCCTCAGGAGCTTTCCAAGTACTTGAATGGATCGCTAGAGCTGTAAAGCCTATCATCATTGTAAGTGCATTCTTCGGAGCTATTTGGTTAGCTATCGACAACAAACTACATGGGATGAAGTAATATGAATATGCCTACACGTGGTCAGAGAACAGCTAAGAATAAGATGAAGAAGGTTATGGGTGAGTACAAAGAAGGTACTCTCCACAGTGGTAAGGGTGGCCCTGTGGTGAAATCCCGTAAACAAGCTATTGCAATTGCCATTAGTGAAGCTGAAGCTGCTAAGAAACGTAAGAAAAAGTAACTATTTTACTTGACAAGCTAGTAAAAGTATGTTATTATATTAAACAAATATAAGGGAAGATAATGGCTACGACATATCTACAGTTGGTTAACAACGTATTAGTACGTCTAAGGGAGACTGAAGTATCGTCAGTAGGTGATACTCCTTATAGTTCCCTTATAGGTGTTTTTGTTAATGATGCTAAGCGAGAGATTGAGGATGCTCACGACTGGAATGTCCTCACACAGACTATTGTATTGCCTACAGTAGCTAGTACTCGTAACTATACCTTAACAGGTTCAGGTCAGAGATTTCGTACTGTAGATGTATTGAATGACACTGAAGATGTACCTATGAGAGCTGTTCCAACTAACTGGATGAACAGACAATATTACTTAGGTACAACTCAGAATGCAGCTCCGGTGTACTACAACTACAACGGTATCTCCGGTGATGATACTCAAGTGGATGTATGGCCTCAGCCTGATGGTGTCTATTCACTAAGGTTTGAGTTAGTTATCCCTCAAGCTGACTTAACAGCTGATGCTGATGCTTTGTTAGTTCCTCATCACTTGGTACAGATGTTAGCCTACGCTAAAGCTGTTGGTGAGCGAGGTGAAGATGGAGGTTCAACCTTCAGTGAGATTTATCAACAATATCGTTTAGCTTTGGCAGATGCTGTAGCTATTGAGCGTAACCGCTACGATGAAGAAACTACTTGGGTGGATGTCTAATGGTAGCTAAGATATTAACTACTACTGTGTCAGCTCCCGGATTTATGGGGTTGAACACACAAGACTCGTCAGTCTCTCTAGAGGCTGGCTTTGCTACGGTAGCTAATAACTGTGTGATTGATAAGTTTGGACGTATTGGTGCTCGTAAGGGATGGACTACAGCACACTCAACTAATAGTGATTTAGGTGAGGCTAACGTTAAAGCTATCGGTGAGTTGATTGATAACTCAGGTAACTCATACATTGTAGCAGCTGGTAACAATAAACTATTTAAACTGGTAGGTACAACACTGTCACAGTTGACCTACGGAGGTGGTGGTACAGCTCCTACGATTACAGATGACAACTGGCAGATGGCTCCTTTGAATGGATGTATCTACCTGTATCAATCTGGACATGATCCTCTAGTGTTCGATCCTGCGACCAGTTCAACTACATATAAGCGTATCTCTGAGAAGTCAGGCTACTTAGGCTCAGTGTCTAGTAACAACTGTGTGATCAGTGCTTATGGTCGTACATGGTCAGCTAACAATACATCAGTTAAGAGTACTGTACAGTTCTCAGACTTACTCTCAGGTCATGTCTTGAATACAGGTACATCAGGTACTTTAGATGTATCTCAAGTGTGGCCTAACGGTGCTGATGAGATTGTAGCTTTAGCAGCTCACAATAACTTCTTAATTATCTTTGGTCGTAGACAGATATTGATCTATGCCAATGCTGGTGATCCTAACAACATCACACTGTCAGATGCTATCACAGGTATTGGCTGTGTAGCTAGGGACTCAGTAGTTGCAACTGGTGGTGATGTAATCTTCTTGTCTGACTCAGGAGTACGCTCTCTTATGCGTACCATTCAAGAGAAGTCAGCTCCAATGCGAGACATCAGTGCCAATGTACGTGATGACTTAGTATTGGAGGTAAGCTTAGAAGATGCTGATGAGATCAAGGCTACATACTCAGATAAGGAAGCCTTCTACTTATTGTCTCTACCAGCTCGTCAGATTGTATACTGCTTTGACATGAGAGCACCTCTACAGAATGGTGCTAACAGGGTTACAACTTGGGATGGTCTAGTACCTTATGCTTTTAAGTACACCCGCAGTAAAGAGTTATTGATGGGTAAGGCTGGATACATAGCTAAGTATGGTGGCTATAAGGACAATGCTAATAACTACCTGATGAAGTACTACACTAATTACTTTGACTTCCAGTCACCTACAGTAATTAAGATTATGAAGAAGGTAGGTGTAACGATTATCGGAGGTCAAGGTTATCCAGTTACTCTAAAGTTTGGCTTCGATTACAGTGACATCTTGAATACACGCCAGTTTAGTTTGTCTAATGCGGCTGTAGCTGAATACAACATTGCTGAGTACAACATTGCAGAATATGGTGGATCAGCCTTCGATAATAAGATCATTAACATTGGTGGATCAGGTAAGGTTATTCAATTAGGTTTTGAAACTACAGTATTTGATAAATCAATATCCATTCAGAAACTTGATGTCTACGTTAAGACAGGGAAGACAAGATGAGTAATTACACCAAGGCAACTAACTTTGCAATTAAGGATAGCCTATCAACAGGTAATCCTTCAAAGATCATTAAAGGCACTGAAGTTAACACTGAGTTTGATAACATTCAATCTGCAGTTAACTCTAAACCTGATGCCAATAATGCAGCTTTAACAGGAACAGCCACAGCAGTGAATCTTACTGTCTCTGGTACATTCACAGCAACAGTCGATGGAGGTACATACTAATGGCTGATTGGACAGACTTAATTGGCCCTCTGTTGGGCACTGCAGGTAGCGTATATGCTTCTAACCAAGCTGCCAATGCTACCACTAACGCTGCTAATGCAGCTGCACAGGCTGCACAGTTCCGACCTGTAGGAGTTACTACAAGGTTTGGTAAGTCAGGCTTCCAATATGATCCTACATCAGGTCAGTTGATCGGTGCTGGTTATCAGGTAGCTCCTGATGTTGCAGCAGCTCGTGAAGGCTTGATGGGCATGGCAGGAACTGCACTGGGTCAAGCTCAGCAGATCCAAGCTTATCAGCCTAATGTCAATGCTCAAGCTGCTGGTCTATTTAACCTAGGTGCTCAGTATGTAGCTCAGTCACCTCAGGCGGCTGCTCAGCAGTACATGACTCAGCAACAACAACTGTTAGCTCCCGGTCGTGAACAGCAACTAGCTCAATTGACTAACCAACAGCAGCAACAGGGTCGTTTAGGTCTAGCTACAGGTGCTACCACTGAGGGTTACACAGCTGGTGCTCCCGGCTTGCAAGCATCTAATCCTCAGATGGCAGCTCTGTACAATGCTCGTGCTCAGCAGGATGCTCAGTTGGCTGCACAGGCTCAACAAGCTGGTCAGCAACAAGTACAGTTTGGTCAAGGTTTGATGACAGGTGGTTTGAACTTGTCAGGTCAAGGCTTTGGCTTACAGACACAAGCTCTAGCTCCTTATACTCAGTATGCTCAAGGTGCTGTTAACTTGGAGAACCTAGGACTGAATGCTTTGACACAAGGAACTGGATTAGGTTCGTCTATTACAGCAGGTTCAACAGCAGCTGCTAACATTCAGAATGCTGCAGCTCAACAGGCAGCAGCTTTGCAGATGCAACGTAACAATGCTGTAGTGGGTGGTCTAACAGATCCTATCAGTCAGTTGATTGGTGGTCTTACAGGCTCTACAGCAGCTAAGAATGCTAACTATAACGCTGTAGTTAATCCATACTTCCAGACAATCGGTTATTAAGGAACAATAATGGCAACACTACCACAAGGTTTGTTTGGAGGCATGGGTACTCCTGAGGAAATGCAACGACAACTGACTGAGCAGAAGGCTATGCAGTTTGCTAACATGACTCCTCAGCAGCAGACATCCTACAACATTTACAAGAATACAGGTAACTTAGGTCGTGGCTTAGCTGGTGCTTTTGGTGTGGATGTACAAGATCCTGCTATCAAGAGAGCTACTATGCTTCGTCAGATGGCTTCTCAGTTCGACACCAATACACCTGAAGGCTTGCGTCAAATGGCTCAAGCTCTACAGGCTACAGACCCTGAGCTAGGCTTTCAAGTGATGCAACGTGCTGATGCTTTGGAATTGTCTCAAGCTAAGATTGGTTCTGAACAAGCACTAATTAAGCAACGTGAACGTGAGAAAGCTTCTGCAGATCCTTTCCAGAAGTTGCTTGAAGGTGGTAAATACACTCCTGCGAGTATTGCTGAATTTCAGCGTTCAGGTAAACCAGAGGACTTAGTTCCTACTGAGAAGCCCGGAGGTAGGCCTCAGATTAAAGAAGTAGGTGTTGCAAAAGGAACAGAAAAAGCCGTCTATACATATCAAGAAGGAAATGACGCACCTACTCAAGTTATTTTTGAAAGTGTTAACGGTAAACAACAGATGGTTCCATATAACGGAGCTGTGGATCGTACAACTGCTAAGACTAATGTGGGTGTAAAACTACCTGAAGGTGAATCTGAGTTTCTTAAAGAGATGGGTAAGATAGATGCTAAGAAAGTTGCAGATGCTGTTACCGCAAGAGATACAGCAACATCTTCTATTAAGTCTCTTAATAAACTAGCTACACTGCCAGCTAACGAGTTAATTTCAGGAGCATTTGCTACCGGAAGGGTAGGCGTAACTAACTTGTTGTCTACACTTGGGTTAGCTTCTCCATCAGATGTTAGTAAGTTAGCTAACAGCCAACAATATCAGAAGGTTGCTGGAGATGTCATTCTTCAGACACTTGGTGGTAAACTTGGTGCTGGATTCTCTAATGATGATCGTAAATTCATCCAAGGTCTTATCCCACAGCTTGAAACAGATCCTGAAGCTCGTCGTAAGCTTATTAAGTTTATGCAAGATAAGAATCAAGAGATTGTTCAAGAATCTATCAGACTTGAGAAGTATGCTAGAGATAATAGAGGTTTATCTGGTTTTGAGTCTAAGATCCCTATGTCTGTAGAACCTACAACTAGATATTCAAATCTAAGTGATGCTGAACTAGAGGCTAGAATTAAAGCAGCACAAGCAAGACAACCAAAATAAAGGACTGACATGGCAAATGATTTAGCAGAATTGCTTGCTGAAAAGCAGCGTAGATCAGGACAGGTAACTGGAGGAACTGCTAGTGTTTTAGCTCCTAAAGAGGAAACAACTTCTTTGGAGGAAGTTAAACGGGCTGTCACATCGCTTCTTAAAGGATCTACTAAAGGTATCATTGACTTGGTAGGTGGTTGGGGTAATCTCTATGATGTTATCAAAGAGAATAAAGATCCAAGTGCACTTTCTAGTCGTGGTATCGTGAATGCTATTGCTAAAGCGGGTGGCCCTGATCTCATGAAACTTCAAGGCTACAAAGGCCTTTATGATATAGGTCAGGCAGGTGCTCCAGCAGCTGTAATGTCAGCTATGGCTCCCGGTAGTGGTTTATTTAATTTATCTACACCAGCTCGTACAGCAGCTGCTGAGTTCACCACAGCAGGTGGTCTTGGTTTGGCTGCTCAGCAAGTAGCACCTGAAAGTATGGGTGCTCAGGTAGCAATGCAAAGCTTACCTTACTTAGTTAAGGGAGGTGTTTCAGGCTTGCGTTCTAAAGCCAACCAAGCAGCTATTGATAACTACAAGGCACTTCTACCTCCTAAGGATGCTAATATCTTTGAAGAGTTCATGCTACGTGGTCAGGGTTCAACAGATCCTGTTGTAGCTGCTGATATTGCTCGTTTATCTCGTTCACCTAAGTATCTTGAACTTATTGCTAACTTGAACGAAGGTGCTGCTAAGAAGGCTGTATTGGGTATGGAGCCTAGAGCTTTGCCTATTACACCTGAAGAGTCTAAAGTTGGTATTATTGAAGGTATCCAGAAGAAACTAGACAGTATTCGTGATAGTAAAGCTTCTCCTTTGTTTGAGAAAGCTAAAGAACTAGGTGCTGGTAAAGGTATTGTAGATCCGACAATCACAATGAAAAAGATTGACGATCTGATTGCTAGTTACAGTGCTCAGATCACTCCTAATGCTGAACGTGCTGTGCAGGTTCTTCAAGGAATTAAGGATCGTTTGTCTCCGTCTTTCACAGTAGAAGGCAGACCCGGAACTCCAGTATCAACTACACGTACTGTAACGGGTATGGATGCTGCTGGAATGCCTATTACAGAGCAAGTTCCCACCTCGTTTACTATTCCCGGATCATCTCCTTACACTGTTAACAAAGGCCCACAAAAGCTTACAGTTGAGCAGATTCAGGGTATGTTGTCTGAGTTTGGTAAGAGAGCATCAGCTGGTGATAACTTGATTAAAGACTTGTCTATCTCCGATGAAAGACGTATCTCTAGTGCTATCTTTGGTGGCTTAAAAGATGACTTAAAAGTAGCTACAACAACAGCTACAGGTAGTGACTTGGCAGCTTTGAACTTACTATCAACAGCTCGTGATAGGGTTGCTAAATCTAGTACTGCTTATCGTGAAGCTATTGCTCAAGGTATGCCAGCATTCTTACACAACAAGACTATTGCTGAAATTTCACCAGAAGACTTGTATAAGACATATAAAACACTTACTCCAACTCAAAGAGCAACTATGCGTTCATGGGTTGAAGAGTCTGATTCTTTTATGTTGAGAAATTTAGATAAGCAAGTGTTTGATGATTTTGTTAATAGTGCTCGTAAAGAGAATGCTTTAGGTGTTGAAACTGTTGATCTTGCAACTCTTTCTAAGAACTGGAAAGGATTGAGTGTTGTTGATAAAGATGCCTTAACAACAGCTCTTGGAGTTAATGCCAAAGATTTTGATCAACGTATGAAAGATGCTGAACTCATGACTCGTAAGATGAGTGTGACAGCTCCTACAGATCAGAAGACTATTGGTAATGAGGCTATTCGTGAGACATCGGCTGTTTTAGGAGCTACAGGTGGTTATGGTGTTTCTAAGATTGGTCAGCTTTCATTGGACTTGGTAAATGCTTTTACTAAGAATGGTTTGAGTGATGAACAATTGATGAAGGCTTTGTTGACACCTGAAGGAGCTAACTTCTTAAAGACAGCTTCTATGAGTCCTCGTTCAACAGCTGTATTGGATAGCTTAACTAAGATGGAGAACTCTAATCCAGTATTGAAATGGACTGCAGGTACAGCTGCTAGAGTTGCTCCTCGAATAGCTAGTGCTGAACAGCCTACTGTGCAGACTCAAGAGCAAGCGATGGCAGGTGAGGATGAATTAGCTGCTTTGTTGGAAGAAAAAGCCCGTAGACAACAAGAACAACCTACACAATAAGGATGAGACATGATTGATCCCATATCAGCTCTGGACGGGCTACAAAAAGCGATAGGGATGGTCAAGAAGGCAAGCAAGGTAGCCAACGACATCGGTGGTCTTGCTCCTATGATCGGTAAGATGTTTGATGCTAAGAGCCAAGCTACTAAGGCTATGCTCGAAGCTAAGAGACAGAAGAAAGGCTCCAACATGGGAGCTGCTCTTCAGATCGAGATGGCTCTGGAGCAAGCTAGAGCCTTTGAAGAGGAGCTTAAGATGCTCTTCATGCAGACTGGTAAGATTGATGTCTGGAATAAAATCAAGGCTAGACAAGCTGAGATGGATAGGGATGATGCCAAGGAGATAGCAGCTCTGAAGGCTGCTGAGAAGAAAGCTAAGCAAGAGGAACAAGAACAACTTGAGATGGCTATGCTCATTGGTGGTGTAGCTTTTGTGCTACTCCTGATAGGTATTGGCATTAACGAGTTGATGGACTTCTGTGCAGCAACTAAAAGGTGTGGTCGATGAATGAGTACCAAAAACAATTTGATTTGTTTTTAAAGGTGTTTATTTATGGTTGT